GACAACGGTGATAAATCATTCTTACAAACTGATGGGGCAGGTAACTTATCCTTTCAGTATGTAGAGACAGTATATGAAACCATTCGTAATATGAGTGGAGGACCTTTAGATAAAGGAACACCAGTTTATATTTCTGGTTCAACTGGTGATAATGGTAATGCTTATGTAGCAGATGCAAGTAATCCTTTAACTATGCCAGCAACTTATATCGTTGGTGAAGATTTAACTGAAGGCCAAACTGGTCTTGGTATTGTAAATGGTAAGATAGAGGGTGTTGATACAACTGGTTATCCTGGTGGAACAATTATATATGTTGGTGAAGGTGGAGGATGGAGTGATACAAGACCAAGTGGTTCTAACTCTGTGGTTCAACTATTAGGAGTAGTTCAGAAAGAAGGAGTAGGAGGACAAGGTATTGTAATCAACCAATTAGATGCTATCTTACCGAACATCCAAACAGGATATGCATGGGTAGGAGATGCAAACAATCAACCTCAACCAATAGCAACATCATCATTTGGGGGTGGAACAATAGATACAGGTTCATTTGCAACTACTGGTTCTAATACTTTTGTAGGAACTCAAACTATTGCAAACGATAGCAAAATAGAAATGAACCTTGGAACAAGTATAAACTTTTATGAAGATGGTATAGGACCTCAACCGTCTGCATTAAGATTCCATTCAGGTTCTGATGAAACTGCAAATAAATGGATTAACTTTCAACCAGAACCAGGTGGAAGTGGAAGATTAGCAATTGCATCTTTTCCAGAAAACAATCATTTCTTGTTCTTTGACCCAAAAGATAGTGGAATTGGTAATCACAGATTATATATTGAATCAACCATTGAAGGTGGTAGACAAGGTGATAGTCCAATATCAATAGGTGCAAGTGGATTAGAAGTATCTGGTTCAACACTAACAACTGGTAATACAACAATAGAAGGTAATACATCAATAGAAGGAACTAATGTTGGTCCTGCAAATCCTTTATCAGTAGAAGATGGAACAGGAACACCTATACTACAAGTAAACAATGCAACTCTAAAAGGATTTACAAATGCTGATGTATTGATAAATGGAACTTTACTAAATGATGGAGTTCTAAGGGTTCAGAGTGCAGAAGGATATGGTGGTGGAGTTCTTGCAACCAATTCAGTTGCAGCAGGTAATATTTCAATGAATCTTGGTGGTGATGCAGGATATTCACAAGCATTACTTAGTTCATTTGGTGCTAACCAAATGGTATTCGATTCTGATAGTAATATGGTATTCCTAACTGCTAATTCAAATGGTGGTAAGAGTGCTGGTAATATAACCTTTGATGCAACTGCTTCAATCAACTTGAATGTGAATCAAGATAATAAGATATATGCTAATGGTAATATGGAAGTATCGGGTTCTAACAATGGACCAGGTTCTACTTTACAAGTAGAAAATGGAACTGGAACTCCAATCTTATCAGTTCAGAATGCATTCTTAAAAGGATTTACTGGAGTTGATGTAATAGTAAATGGTAATACCTTTTTAGATGGAACTGTGGCAATAGATGATGCTACTGCAATAAATGGTAATTTAGAAAATACAGGTTCATTTACAAATGGTGGTGATACTTTGATAGTAGGAACAAATGCATCACCTAAACAAACCTTTATTGCTGAAGATGGTACTGGAACTAATAGAGTAGAAGTAAACAATGCTACTCTTGCTGGTTTAACTTCGGTAGATATAAACTTAAATGGTAAAACACAGATAACTGATACTCTAACTTTACAAGGGGATGAGGTAATTAACGGTACTAATGCAGCACCAGGTCAAACTTTTATTGCTAAAGATGGTAACTCTACCAATAGATTAGAAGTAAATAACGCTACTTTAGCAGGTTTAACTTCAGTAGATGTAAATATAAATGGTAAGACCCAAATTACAAATACCCTAACTCTACAAGGAGATGGTATAGTAAATGGAACTAATACTGCACCAGGTTCTACTTTTGTAATTAAAGATGGTAATAGTGTAAATAAAGTAGAAGTAAACAATGCAACTCTTGGTGGATTGACTGGAGTAGATGTAAACCTTAACGGAACAGTTCAGATTACAGAAACTCTCAAAATGATTCCACAGAACCCATTACCAAGTGGAGTAGTTGGAGAACTTGCAGTATCAGGTTCGAACTTATACTTCTACAATGGAGCATGGACACAAGTAGTATAATATAAACTACAATAAAACAAACCCTCATAAAAAATTATGGGGGTTTTTTACGTTAAATCAAACTTTGTTATACTTATACTTAAACGAAAGGTAAAAAATGATAACAGAGTATATAAACCTACACTATACTGAAATCTTAAATAAATTTAAGGCAATAACAAGAAATCATCAAGATACACAAGACTTATTACAAGATTGTATCTTAAACTTCTTAGAAAAAGGTAATGATTATACTAACCAGGTATTACAAGATGGTAAAGTACAACACTACCTTATTAGGATGGGACACATTCAATTTAATTCATCTACCTCACCATTCTATACTCAATACAAGAAAACTTCTTTTAAAACAACGGAAATCAACGAAGAGTTGGTAGAAGAAGTAGAAGATGTAAAAGAAATACATGAGGATACAGAGAAGTTAGCAAAAGATGTAAAATTATATATTGGTAATCTACCTGTATATAACAGAACCATTGCAGAGAAACATCTGATAGATAATAAATCACAGAGAGAGATGAGTAAGTTCTATAACATCAATAGGATACACATTGCCAAAGATTTAGATACAATTAAAAAAAATATAAGAATAACCTTTAACAGAAACGATTATGGAACTTATTAATGGAATACTTCCCTCTATTGGGGCATTAACTCTTGGGTATGGGGTTTATAGAATATTAAAGTATATAGTATCCAAAATTAAATTAAATCCTCTTAGAACGTATATTCGTAAAGAGGTACTAAATTATTTAAATGAACTAAAAGAAAATTAAAATGACAAAAGAAATTGAGGGATATGAAAAATATTCTATTACAGAACAAGGAGATGTTTACTCACTAAAGTGGTCAAAGAAACGAAAACTAAAACCACAGAGAGCATCACAATCTAAGAAGGGTTATGTACAAGTAAGATTGTACGATGGTAGTGGTAAGTTAGGTAAATTACAATATGTTCACAGATTAGTTTGGCAGAACTTTGTAGGAGAAATACCTGAAGGTTTAGAGATTGACCACATTGATGGTAATCCTCGTAATAATAATATAAATAATTTACAACTACTTTCTCGTAGAGATAATACAGACAAGTATAATAGAAAAATTAGAAAGTATCTATTAAGAGATTACAGAGATGAACTCATAGAAGATTATGAAGAACTCGGAACATTTAAGAAAGTTGCTAAGAAGTGGGGAGTATCTATCACAGCAGTAAGTAGAGTTATTCGTAATAGAGTTCATACTTTACTAGCCAATGGAAAGTATGGTACAAGAACATATGATAATAATATAAATGATAAATGGTCATTATGAAAACAGGATGTAAGATACTCTTAGGAGATAGATTAGAATGGTTAATAGATAAGATAACATTCGGTAGAGGAAGTTATTGGTCTTATATCATAGCAGTAGAATGGTTAGGATTTAAGAGTTGCGGATGTGAGCAACGTAGAATTTGGTTAAATAAATTAACATGCAAAAGTTATAAAGATGAGTAAATTAACAATAGAACAAGAGGTAAAGATATTATTCTATATAGAAAACTTTCAAGGTAAGAATAGTAGACATATGGATAGGAAACTAATGTATGAAATCTTCAACTACTTTAATCCAAGAGAAGGTAGAGGAGAACACGTTTGTACATGTTTAGATAAGGATACCTATAACAAGGTGAACAATATGATTAGTAGTCACACCTTTTCAGATGAGATAAGATTCACAGAAAGGTTCCATGCTTTATTACCACATCTTGCATTAGTACAACGGGCAGAAGTATTGGAGGATGATGATAATGTTGGTGAATTGGATATGAGTATGTTCTTAAAGAAAGAAGAACCTAAGGCAAAATCAGTACCTGTTAAACCTCGTAAGAAGAGAGTAACTAAGAAGAAAGGATAACCCATGGCATATTCTAAAAAGAAATTAGAAGAACTTGCTCTTAAGGCAATCAAGAAAGAAAAACTAACTTGGCATGATGAGGTAGTAGCATTCTTACCATGTTCTCGTGCAACTTATTATAATAAAAATTTAGATAAATTAGACACTATAAAAGATGCAATCAATCACAATAAAGTTGAGATGAAAGCACAGATGAAACACAAATGGTTTAATTCAGAGAATGCTACATTACAGATTGCACTGATGAAGATGATTAGTAACGATGAGGAATACGATAAACTAAATACATCTAAACAACAAGTACAATCAGAAACCACAGGTAGTATTAACTTTGATTTTAATTAATGACCTACAAAGGATTTAAACCTTATGATTTTCAAAAGGGGATAATAAATGATATATTAGATAAGGAGGATATGTTCTACACATTAACTTGTGGCAGACAGATAGGTAAGACCTTACTCCTTATCAATATGTTATTATACTATTCTATCAACAAACCCAAGAGTATCTCTCTATGGGTTTCTCCGTATTATAGTATGGCAGTAAAGGTTCTCTCACAGATTATAGATGCCATCGAAGGAACGGGTATAGTAAAGGAAGCTAACAAGAGTGAAAAGATTATTACCTTAATCAATGGTAGTAGGATATACTTTCGTTCAGCAGAGAAACCAGAAACCATTAGAGGTCTATCTGTAAAGTATTGTTTTATAGATGAGGCACAGGATGTAGATGATGATGCATTTAATAAGTCTATACTACCAACACTTACTGCAGTAGGAGATAAGTGTTTGATTGCAGGAACTCCTAAAACTAAGAACTGGTTCTATACTTACTTCCAAAGGGGAGGACAACCTAACTATAATTCTTATACAGCACCTTCTTCTATCTCACCTTTTGTATCACAAGAATTTTTAGAAGAACAAAAACAATCCCTACCACCTGCTATCTTTAACCAAGAATTTATGGCAGAGTGGCAAGAAGGAGATGGTGAAGTCTTTACTAATATAGATGGAGTGTGTATCTTAGACCAATGGGTATCAACCAATGATAGAACCTATGCAGGTCTTGATGTTGCAACCAAAGGAGATTACGCTGTATTAACGATAATGGATAGAAATGGTAGAGTTGTATGGATGTGGAGAGAAAGAGGCTTAGAATATACCGAAATCGTTGATAAGGTTAGTTTCTTTTGCAAGAAGTATAATAGTAAATTATATGTAGAGGCAAATGGTATTGGTGACCCTGTCTATGAGATGATTAGAAAGAAGCATAAGAATACTGAATCCTTTATAACATCCAATCAGAGTAAAGAGAATATTATTAGAAGATTGATTTCAGATATAGCAGATGGTTCATTAGAATTACCTTCACCTAATTTATTCAATCCCTTATATAAAGAATTACAGATGTTTCAGTATCGTTATCTACCAAGTGGTAAGGTTCAGTATGCTGCAATGAGTGGAGCACATGATGATACCGTGATGTCTCTTGCAATATGCAACTGGAATAGAATACAGAACCCTTCCCAAAAGAAAATCTACATCGGGTCTGTAAATTAATTTTAACAAAACTTTAACATAATTTTAACATTTTAAGTTTGGTAGAACCGAATTATTGTCGTATATTTGTTAAAGAAGGTTGAGAGATACTTAACCAACAATTAAAAATTAAAATATAAAATTATGGCAAATTTGCAAAACATTAAAAAGAAAATTATTAGAAAAACAAATATGGCTTATTTACAAGAAGCAATGCATCATAAAATAAATGGTGATGATGATAAGGCCCTTGTTTGTTTAGAACTGGCTTCTATGCATAGTGGAGTGATGAATAAAAATAGATATATTAAAAATTATCTAAATCCAAAAACAGAATGGACTAAACGTGCACTATTAGATGGATATATTCCAGGACATATGTTTCCAGCAAAATTAAGAATGAATTTTATGCAATGGTTGGGAGTTGATATAGACACTTATAATTTGACTGATGAAGAAAAAACTTTAATAAATAACTTATAAAAACTTTAACAAAACTTTAACATTTCAAGTTTGGAGATACCAAAAATTATTCGTATCTTTACAAGGTAAGATTGATATTAAAACTATAAACACTATTAAAATTTAAAACTATGAGTTACAACAGAGGTAAAAAACAAAACAAGACAAACAACAAAAATATTACACCACCTTGGTTTAATGGTGACATTTACAAAAAAGGTAATACGGTTACCAATCCTTGGACTAATCAAAGTATTCATTTAAACAACATTGAATTATCTATCTATGATTTTATCATGGGTGCTGAGATGATGGGATTTGGTTCTTTAGACAAAGTATCAATGGGTAAATCTTGGTTTAGAAGAACTAACTTTAAGGCATATATGACCTTATTAGATTAAAACTTTAACAAAACTTTAACATATTAAGTTTGG